ATCTGCCCGACGTCATCAAACACTGCAGCAAATGTTGTCTTTCCGTTTTTCTTCGGGATTTCAATATAAGCATAATTGAACCGGCGGGTCCCGTCTTTCTTTTTCCAGCCAAAAATGATATAAATGATAGCTGCTTCCCAGGGTTCGCATTCGAATGGCACCCAGGTACGTTTGTCAGGAGTATGTTTCAGGAATTTGCAGAAATCGAAGACCCTTTCAGCTGATTTTTTATCGAAATACCAGCTGTTTTCGGGAGCCACCAAAAGATCTGCTTTATGTCGTTCGAAAGTTAACCTTGTAGTTTTACTCACAAGCACTTCCCCTGATATCACTCCATCAATGTATTTTTCAGCTGCTCGGATCATTACAATGAAAAATATTCACAAGAATCATTTTCCCCTTTACTCTCAGGACATCCGTTCTCATTATAAAAGTAAGTGCAATGCTTACAGATTTTAACAACCTTCTGTGCCATTTCTGCTTCACGATCTCTATTCATTTTATCGATCATAAGATCTTCCATTGTTCTCATATATCTATATTTTAAGTAAAAATAAATCTGTCGTTTTCTTCGATTATGGTTGTGATAAACGGGAAGTCGGTAACCGGGACCTGAAGGATAGCTTCGATCAGTCCTCCAGATGAAGTAAATATTACATACTTCACTTCGTTGATTGAGATCTGAAGGTGTAGACATTTACCAGTTCCTTTCTCGGCAAATACTTTTGATGGTTCGAGCCTGAAATCATGTACCACAATTTCGCGGTTTAATACCTTGGCCATCTTTATTTTGTCGCCTTCGAAACCTTTTGCTGAAGGTTTTATATTAAACTCGCTAAACTGTTTCATTCAATAACTTTTTTAGCAGGTTTTTACTGTTACAATGCACAGCCCAACCCCTGTATGATGCGATAGATTGAGGGTTTTTGTTACTTGCCAGCATCCTGGCAAAGCTTTGTTTGATGCTTTTTCTCAATCTTATATGTGTATGCCTGAATACATAACCAACAAAATCAATTCCCCTGGAATTAACCGGGAATATCTGATAGTTATTCTTTACGGTAAGCTTTAATTTCTCCTGTAGGTAGTTCCGGATCTGATCAAGTACCTGGTGTAGATATGATTTACTGTCTGAGAGAATTACCATGTCGTCGGCATAACGGAAATAGTATTTCACTTGCAGATCCTCTTTCAACCAATGATCGAAGTATGTGAGGTAGAAATTTGCAAAATATTGGCTTAGGTAGTTGCCGATGGGAAGCCCGTCGGCACTGTCGATAATGCCATCGAGGAGCCATAGCAGATCCTGATCTTTTATCTTTCTCCGGAGCAGCTGCTTTAAAACTTCATGATCGACGTTTGGGTAGAACTTTTTAATATCAAGCTTCAGACAGTACTGGGTGCCCTGCAGGTCCTTCAGCGCAAATTTAACTGCAGTTGCAGCTGCATGAATGCCACGTTTTTTTATACAACTGTATGTGTCTGAAGTAAACGCAGATACAAAGATCGGTTCGAGAATATTCATTACCGCATGATGTACAATTCGGTCAGGGAAATATGGGAGCCGGAATATGATCCGCTCTTTGGGTTCGTAGATTGTAAAAGTTGTGTACTGAGATGTATTGTATGTTTTACCAATCAGCATTTCGTGCAGCTGCTGAATATTACGGTCCCGGTTCCGGTCGTGCCTGGTCACTCCGGGCTGGTTAAGTTTTCCTTTCCGGGCAATAGAGTCTGCCAGCTGAAGATTTTCAACTGAGCAGATCCTTTGATATAAATTATTTATTCGTTTCATGCCTTTGCCTTTGAAAGATCGCCTTCCCCTGGGGTACCAGCGCTCTTTAATTCATTGTTATTTTTTGCCATGATGGCAGGGTTTATGCTGCAGTATTTGCAGAGGTGGGAACTGACATTCGTATTCGTGTTATCGTAGTTGTAATTCGAATTCGAAAAACCGAACCCGGACGACAAAACCGGCAGCTCTGGCAGCATACAACCTTAATTTTTTTATTCTGGTTTCACATTTAAAAGCCAATTCTTCCACAGATCAGGGAATTGGTTTAGAATATAAATTGCTTTTTCTGAAGTGTCTGTGCAAAGGCGGGAACCGACAAACGAAAGCGAGTAAGCGTAGCCGAAAATCGAAAACGAAAAACCGAACCCGGACGACAAAACCCAGGGCCATGGGTAATATTTACCTTGTGAATGATCACTAAAATCAGGCTCCCAACCATCATTGATTGCTTCAAAAATTACCATAAGAAGAAAACAAGTTGTAAGTTGGGTGCGGAACTTTTCCGGGATCATTGAAAAATCAGGCAGTTTTGTAGAATCGTATCCATTCTTTTTGAATGCATCTTCAACGGTTTTGATTGTTCTGAAATCAAATACCTTCGTTTTCTTAGTTGTACTTATTTTTACCATCTTCCGTTTTTTAAATAATTATTCAGAATAAAGAAAATACTCCTGATACTCAGCTTTAAATTGCTCGGCTATATACAAAGCTTTCTCCCAGGTATCTGTGCAAAGGCGGGAACCGACAGACGAATACGTGCTACCGTAGCTGAAACCCGAAAACGAAAAACCGAACCCGGACGACAAAACTTCAAACCAGGGATAGTATTTATATTGATCCCAATTGCTCCAGTCGGGCTTCCATTCGTTGTTAATAGCCTTATAAATAATAAGCAATTTATAAGCTGCAATAATCGGCTTTGCGAACTCTTCCAGGATGCCAGAAACATCGGGAAGTTTTGCTGGATCTGTATTCACTTTTTTGCAGGCGTCCTCAAAAGTTTTGATTGTTGTGTAATCGAACTCAGGACTACTCTCTTTAATTTTTTTTGCTTTTGTTGTCATAGATTTATTTTGTTATGGTTAGAAAATCTTTATACAATTGGAGGAATTGGTTGCCAGCATACTTCGCTTTTTCTTCAGATTCAAAGCAAAGGCGGGAACCGACACTCGCAGACGTGAGATCGCAGCCGTAATCCGAACCCGAAAAACCGAACCCGGACGACAAATTAAAGTATGGCCACCATTTATACTGGTTAGAATTATTCCAGTCGGGTATCCAGGGACGGTCGTAATCAATCAAATTAATTGACCTTACAATAATTTTAAGTTTCTTGTAAGCCTTTTCATCAATAGTATCCGCGTCGTTTACTACACTATCGGGATTTATGCCCTGTAATTCACAAGCATCTTCGAAGGTTTTAATCTCATCGAAGCTTTTCTTTTTAAAGTAATCCTTACCGGAAGTTTCCTCCAGGATCTTCTTTAATGCATCAGGAGAATCTGAGTAGATCTCTTTTGCTGTTTCTTTTTTAATTTTTAGTTCCATAATGTTGATTGTTTGGTTAAATATTTTCTTTTGCCAGGAATAAACAAAGATGAAATATTCCATCAGCCCAGAATACAATATCACCACGATCTGCAAGATCACGTTCTATATCTAATTTCACTGGCTTACACCGACTGAATTCTGCATTGATCTTATTGATCTTTTCTTTAAATTCAGTTTTGAAGCTTTCAACCTGGTCAGAGGTTACAATTCTGCGATCCATCTCCATTGCGACTTTATGAGCTGCTTTTTGAAGATTGTTTTTTGAACACCAGTGATCCTGGGTAATTCTGCTGAAGTAATTTTTCATAAGTTTGGCTATTGGTTGTATTTATTTTGCATTTCATCGAAAGGATCCTTGTCTGACCTGGCCGGTCCGCCAACTTTCATTGCTGAAACCGGATCGAGTCCAAACAAAGCTGCGATATCGCGGTAGTTTTTCTGAGCATTATTTCTGATCGACACCCAGGGCGACTGCAGGTAATTGCCCTTATCGGATATAAATACCTTTCCTCCGATCTTTAATTCCCTGGTTGCTTCCTCATAGAGTGAAAATTCTTGTGCCATCAGGATAACGAGTTGCACATTAGCGACATTGAGAAGCTTCTTGCTGATCAAGAGTTTGCAAATGTTTTTAAAATACTTCTTTCCATTATCATCCATCCATACTTCAGGTTTAGGAGCAATGAGAAGTAAATCATACTCAATAGTTTCTTTAGTACGGTCCTTCCGAACGGTACCGGAAAGCTCTTTTATCTTAGCCGGTATAGCTGGTCTTCCCATTAAAGTCATTAATACTCCCCCCCTGACTTTTGACATAGGCAAAGGTTTTGAAGGCTAACGGTCGTGCGGCGTTTTGCCCTAGAGATCCGACCCCCCCGGTACTCTCGCTGATGTTCAATGAGTTGCACTCTGATAATGTTTAGTTGTTTGCTTGACATAGTACTATGCATTGATATAGTTAACAAATTCTCTCTTTCCTAACCATGTAGTTCATTGATGATACTAAATTGCTTGCTATTGCTATTCTTTTTGCCTTTATCGTACGCATTATCCATTTTGCCTACGGCAGTACCTTCTCTCCTTAACTCCTCCTCAATCGCACGCAAATAGATCATCGTTGTGTTAGGCGATCTGTGTCCCAACATATGTTGCACTTCAGACAATGTTGCACCATTCCTTAAGGCAGTGATAGCAGCTGTGTGTCTGAGTGAATGAGCAGTGATCTTTGCACTATCAATGCCAATAAGTCTTAAGTATCTCTTAATGATCTTTGATATAGTAAGTGTAGTGATGCGTGTGCCATGACTAACATATGAATGATTGTAGAAGAGGGGTGATGATTCAGTGAGTGTATCTATCTGATTAAGATACTCTTTAATAGGCGCAACTACTCGCTCTGTTAATCCTAATGGTCTATCTGCAGACCAATGTCCTTTGCCCTGAATATCAATGATCCAATGATTACCTTCTTTCGTAAGGTTCTGTACATTTGCCCTGGTTACTTCAATACATCTCATGCCTGTACGTACCATCAGATTGATTATTGCATAATCACGCTTGCCCTGAATGGTCTCACGATTGATAGATGACAGTAGTCTGTTTACTTCATCCGGCTTAAGATATCCCTTTCTGTATCCCTGAGGCTTCTTAGGTGAGTGTACTCCTGCAGCAACATTGTCATGTATGCCTGATTCTTCCAGATATCTAAAGAACTGACGAACACTAACCAGGTAGTTATCTACTGTCATGGATGCCTTTCCTGATTCAATAAGCCACTGTTTATATCTGATGATATCAGATCTTTGTGGATTGCGAACATCCGCGTTCCTGGTAAGCCAGCCAATAAAGACATGCAGACTCTCGCGATATTTCTTACGTGAGTTCTCCCTGATGTCCTGATTAGCCAGGAATTCATCCATCAGTTGCAGTATGGGCTTTTCGCTATTCATTTTGTTATATGAACTGTTACTTTATCGCGGGTTAAAACATTGATCTTTGCCAGGGAGGGTAATAGCCTGTTTACTTCCTTCAATTGTTGATGATTTCTGACAACATACTGATCATCCAGGAGAAGAACATAATGGCGTTTTCCTGTTACATTTTTAAGCCTTTCCGCTTCCTTAACAGCTCCACGTTTTGCCTTTTCGAGTTTATTTAATCGCCTTTTGCGTTTAAAGCGGAAGATTAAACGTTGATAATCAATTTTAAGGTTTTTTAAAAGTCTCATTTTTTGAAGTGTTTTTTATCTTGTGCTCCTTTGGCTAAATTGTGTCTTTTGCATAATGCTTCCCAATTGCTCTTATCCCAGGGATTCTTACATATATTTTTCGGAATTATGTGATCAGTGACTTCCGACGGAACAATAAAACCTTCTCTTTTGCATTGTTCGCATAATGGATGCTCCTGTCTGAATGCTTTGCTCTCTCTCTTCCATCTCGAAGTATGATAAAATTCGTCTCTGGATCTGCTCGCGATCGGCGGGGCTATTGACTTTCTCGTATTCCATGGTCTATGTTTTGACTTAGGCCTATTCATTAAAAGAATCTTCCACCTCGTTTAATCGGATAACTTCCTGCAAATTTTATTACCAGGTAATGATCTATTTTTCTATGCAGGTCCTCACATTCATAGAGATTAATAAAACTTATAGTTACTTCAGATAACGAGAATTCAAAAAAGGCCGATTCATCAATAAAATAGCTCTCCAGACTGATAATGCCTTTATTGCGTAATTCTTCATAGAGGTAAATTGGCATAGTGATATCGTGTTTAAATTTCTTTGGCCGATTCTTCCCTCTTTGAACAATTGTGGTAATAAATCCAAAATCATCACGCCGGCTTTCAGCAATTATTAGGTCTCTTTTCATGGTTTAAATGGGTTAGATAGATCTCTTTGATTTTGTTTTTACGTGTTTCTTTTCGTAGCGGATCATAAATCCAGCGATGACGAAAAGAGTTAGAATTCCGATTAGTGTTGTCATAGTATCATTTCCGGGCTAAGTTCATTAATCTTGTATCCTTTCTGTACCGCTTTAACTATCTTATCGAGCGTTAATCTGTCGTAATCTTCAGAAGATAGTAAACCGGAATAACACCACTCAATTTTACGAAACATAGCTGCTCCATAAAGAGAGTTTGTTTTTTGCCGCTGTTTGTATGCTTTTTCCTCCTGTGCTCTACGTTCGGCATCTTCCTTTGTTTTTTTCTCCATGTTGATTTGAGCAAGCTTATCGTTCATGGCTCGCATCCAGGTATTGACATTGCGTACCGTAAACCTGGTTGTCCCGCCAAGCTCACCCATTGCCCCTTTTTGAAAACCCTCACATACCAGGTGAAAAGGCATGAATCGTAAATTTGAATGTTTCAGTAAGTCGACAATCGTATCGGAAGTTCTTATGGTTATTTCGGCTTGCATTTCGGTATTCATTACAAAAATTGCATTTGAAGAGAGCTCAATTACCATCTCTTTCAGGGATTCATGAAGAATATCTTTACAGAGATTCTGCATGTGTATTGGGAAAAACCTACTCTTAAATTCCATTTTTTAGGCTGTTTTTTTGTTGTTTATAATCTCATTGCATTCACGGATCATCTTATCCACCGGATCTTCACTGCCTGTTACTTTACCGAATTTATTTTTAGTTGAAATTATTTCATCATTCCAGCTTTTGTTATTCAGGAATGTAGAAGGATCCTTTCTGTAGACCTTATTTGGCTGGGCATCTTTGTATTTAGGA